GCTAGTAGGATCTGAACCATAACCACCGACTGGACCAATGACTGGTCTCATAGTACCACCAGAACCACCCGATGTACTTAGTGTAATAACTGCGTGAGTATAACCTGAACCAGGAGCTGTTATCACGATACCTGTAATAACACCCGATGTACGAGTGCAAGTAGCAGTAGCACCTGTACCATCACCTGTAATAGTAATTGTAGGATCACCTGTATAACCTGTACCACCCGCTGTAATCTTTAAATTATAGATTGCACCATCAATAGCAGCTGATTGAACATTCCATTGAGCTGTTAAAGCTGCATCTGTTCCTGCCGCTGGAGCTGACTTAATATGTCTAACTGGGATGAAAGACGAAGTCAAGAATTTTGTTATATCGGCTGCAGGGATACTATACATATATTTCCATACGTAACCATCTGCACCTGTAACATGAACACCTGAAGTTTGTGTACCTATTACATCAGGGTTAACTGAACTTGTTCCTGCTCCTGCCTTTAAACACAAATAAATATTATTGTTTTCAGAAATAACAAAATACTTTTTGCTTTCAAGGTTACTGTCTTGGTCATCATATTCAATGTATGTTGTACCAGATACCCATAAGTTTCTTGTTGCACTGTGGATAATATCTGTTGCATCTACTTTCTTCATGGCGAACATGTTTTCCCATAAAGTTGATGATGCGTAATCGTTCTCATATGGTACTGTTGGAGAAGTGTCGTCTGCCCAAGCATTCGGCCTTCCCAGTGCCATATAGAATTGGTTAGCTGCTAGACTAGATACGAACTTATTCGTTGTGTCCAATCTAAATTTACTTGTAATTATTGCTGACATATTACTTCCTCTGTTTTAATGTTATGGAGTATATACATATAGAGATGATCTATTATTACTTGGATTAAAATCACCACCACTCACTCCGAATTGTGTTCTTATATTGTTATTTATACTATCTTGTATAGTGTAATGAGCTAAATCTGAGTTCGGACCTAAATATCTGAACTTCATATTCTCCCAATGATTATGCATACCTATCTTCTTCTTCTCTGAACTTCCATTTGGAAAGTGTGTCCAAGTTTTCTCTACATAACTTCCAACTTCATGGAATGAAACTGGACCAATCTGAAGCTGTGCTACATTTATATTTATCAGACCAGCAGCATTTAGCCAGCCAGGCTGCACTTCGTTATTCATTGAAGCTAACAGCTGAATGAATATGGATACTTCACCAAAGAATATAAATCCTGCAGGGTGAATCAATCTTGTGAATGCATTCTTCCAATCTGCAATATTCTTACCAGTCTTAAGAACATATGAAAACTTTTGGTAATAATAAGAGTCTTGTAAGAATTTTTTATCTGATAAGAAACCATTTGTTGATGTGAACAAACCCTTAGGATATGTCTTGACTACATCACCGTCTGCTAATGCAGTGGTGAATGTTAATCTATATTTTGTTGTACTTGATTCTGAATATACTTCCTCAGAGTAATGTGTGCCTGGGGTCTTATATACATCATTAACAAATATAATATCATCATCAAAAAAGGCTGAGTTAGATGCATCATTATTTCCACCAACAACCGTAGGTGTACCCGATATTGTAAATGTATTCCAAGGTGTATAGTTAGATTGATTAGCTATAACATCATCGGATTGATCTGACCAATCACCATCTGATGGTGTAAATAAATCTATATACGGAAAGTATGTTTCAACTTCATCATCATAGATCGTTCTAAAGAATGCTGTGATAGATTCAGGTGTACCTCTACTTCTATAAAATTCAATAAGATGTTTATAAAACATCCTTGGGTCTGTAGCAAAATCTCTTGGTATTGCAATACCGATTTCATTCTGAAGCTCTGTAAGTAATGATTCTTCTACTTCATCAATATCTCTTTGGATATCTATTGCGTTTAAATAAAATCCAGATTTATTTTGGCGTTCTAAATATAATGCATATACCTTAATGAACTCAATAAGATCAGGATATGAAGTAGCTACATGTTCTGGTATTAAGTCATTAACATAAGATGATATATTATATTTACCAAGGGTGGACATTAGCAGCTCTCAGTAGTTGTGTAATCAATACCAGCAGTTGTACCGCCAGTAGCCATCGTATCTATCTCACCAGTAATTGTTGCACCTGATGTATCAATAGTTAGTAATTCATTTCTCATAGGTTTAATATCATTCGATGCTGGATTAGCCTTGACATCAATTGTAGTAGATCCAGTAGGAAGTGCAGTTGGATTAAAGCCATTTAGTGTAACAGTTCCAGTAGTTTCATTAACACTACCAACATTTGTATTATATATTATTCCAGAAGTATCAACTATTTGAACAATTCTTGTCTCAGTAGATGTATCATAGTAATCTTTTAACATACATTGTACACCAGAGAATGTAAACATACTTGATGTTACATAAGAACCAAGAGTTGATGTAGTACCATCTAAGCTATCTAATTTTTGATTAAACTTAAGTGTATAAGTAGTTGCTACACCAAGTACTGGAATAATCTTCTTCGTCATTCGGATACGAGTGATGTTAGATAGTATAGCAATATTAGTATCGTCAATTTTCTTTCCAACATTTGATGATCTAAATACTCCACCAAAACTCTTTAAGGTATCAGTGTTATAGGTAATGAGTGTACTCCTTACTGCTGTTGCCAAACTAGCTGCAGTTACTGAAGCAAGGTTTGGATTAAATTTAAAGAAAACCTCTAAATTAATAAATGTATACTCAGGGTCAAGAAGAACTGGAGTGATACTTACCACATTTTTAGGTTTAAGAATGTTTGTAATGATTGTTGTCTTCTGTGCTGTAGTTAATACATCAGCTGACAAAGGTTTGATACTGATATATACCTTACCATAATCAGGTACGACATGATCTTCACCACCCCATACTGATACAGCTTCGATATCAGCGAATTCGTTTTTAAGTATAGCTTTATAATCATCAGGTGTGACAGCTCTGTTTTGGGATACATGAGCAAGAGGAGCATTAAACTTAACTGCTTCTTTAGATTCTCTTGCAGCACCACCCGTAGCTTTAGTCACAAGTGTGATTGTCTCATCAGTATTACCATTAAGTGTTCCAGACATAGTAAACACTGTAGCACCATTTACATTAGCTCCAGTAGGTATATGTGAATATTCTATTAGAATAGAATTACCATTGCCTGGTCTCTTACCAATAATGTTATCACCAAATTTTACTTCATAATGGCCATCTCTTCCTTCCTCTAAGAAAAACACTTCAGATATACCAGTTAGATTTACAATATTTTTATTAAGAGTATATACTTTTGCAGCATTTGTTGAGTCTGAATCTGTAACTGTTACCTTAATTGATTTTGAATTCACATTTGTCATAGGAATTACATATGATTCAAATGCATTGTTTTGATATTTGTATGTTATACTGGTTAATACACCTTGTTCAATTGCAATATTATTAAAATTCCAACCAGTACTTGCATCAAATACAATATTTTGTGTAGTTGAATTAAACATTGGATATGTAACACCATTAATTATTGTTTGGAATGTAGTACCTCTTGGCATTGATAAAGGTAATGGGGAATTAGCAGCATCATGGTTGAACAAAGGAGTTGATGAAGCATTATAATTCATTTTAACATTTACATAAGCAACCGAAGGTGCTATAGATCTTGGAGTATATCCTAATAGTTTAGCATGTGATACAACTGAAGTACGTAGCTGGGCCGTATCAAGGAATGTTTCGTTCAAAGCGAAGTTAGCATTCATAGAGTTGATGTGAGTTATATATGCTAACACATCAATAATGGTTGACATAGCTGAGCCATCATAGTTATAATCATTAAAGGTTGTATCAGTTGCCTTCATGTATGAAACTAGATTAAGTTTGATTTGGTCGAAGTCTAATTGACTTGCATTAATTCTTCTTTCAATTGCCATTATCGTATTCTCTCTATTGTTGTAGAGATATCTATTATCTCATTGGTTGATTTAACTCTGCCTGTTACTGTAATATTTACCATGTTTTCATCAGGCTTAGCATTAATATTAGTATTAAGTACGTCTATTCTTGGTTCGTAATTCTTTAAAGCAACATTAATGGATGTTCCCATATTTGATGCTGTTAGTTGATCCATGTTCTCAAATAAATATGCTCTTAAGTTTGCACCAAAGTTAAAATCAAATGGACGTTCACCATGATTGGTGCGTAGAATGTTAAGACAGCTTTGTATTACAGCTGCATTGTTCTTCTTTATTCCAATGTCATTTGTATTAGGATTTTGCTTAAAAGTAAAATCTAAATCTTTGTATGTTTCTTGTATTGCGATCTCTGCCATATAATCTATTTATACCTAAGGGTTAGCTGGTCCGCCAGTATTTGGCCCAGAATTATCACCACCATCACCAGCATGTTGATGAGTGTCTAATATTAGAGTTTCACTTGTAGTAGTTGTACCAAATACTTTGAGCTTACCTTTGATCTCAACATCGGTACTATCTAATGTGATCTTACTAGCAGCATTATCAAAGTCAATACTGAGTAATGTTACATTGTCTTCATCAACTCCACGTAATGATGTTGCTCCTTGAACACTTGCTGTTAGATTACCAGTAACATCCATATCAACATTACCAATAACATCCATATCAACATTGCCAGCAACATCAATGTCTGCGTCTTTTTTAATATCTAGTTTAGCATTACTTAATACTGTCATGTTAACATCACCATCGACAAGACCTGTTAACGTACCTTCTAAATGCAAATCAACATTTCCGAATGAAGATGTTAATGATGTGTAACCTGGGTATGTCCAAAGATCACCTACTAGTTTTAATTTATCAATATCAAATTCTATTAAATTATTTACAGGAGCAGCAACACCACCTACATCCCTCTGCTCACCATTAATATCAACTGCGTATAGAGCACCGAGCTGTTCTATCGCATGCC